GTTGAGGCTGTCACAGATTCGCTGTGTTGTGTTTTTAATCTCGTCGGGATTAGTTAATTGGCTTGGGGAATTTAACGCGGCATAGGCGATTATTTCCGCTACGGCGCGGCGATGTGAAGCTGCAAGGCGGATAGCCTCAACAAAGGGGTTGGCGGATAGTGTGCGAGTGTCAACTTTTAGCGCCTGGAGCTGTTTGCTTAGGATTAGCAACTTGCCAAGTGCCGGCTTATAGATGTAGTAGCGTGTCTCGCCGATAGTGTAAGACTGCGGCAAGGCAAGGATAGTGTCGATGATCTCTGTGCTGTCGTTAAATTCCGTGTGCATGGTTTGGAAATTTTAAAAGGGAGGCGGTGCTGTGTGATTCGCCGCCTCCCTCCTCGCTCATGATGTTGGTCTATAAAAAATGATTCGCTTATGCGGATTCTTTCTTGCCTGTTAGGACGTCGAAGGTCTCATCGTCGGTAGTGCAGGTGATTTTGGAAATCTTTCCTTCGCTCTCGGTGACTTTGATGACGCCCCAGTTAACTTGGTTGCGGCCGTTTGGCGATTTCAGTGCGTCGAAGTTATAGGCCCAGATTGCTCCGTCGGCTGCGGTGAAGCTATCTTCCACGCTGGCGGCGCTATTCTCTATGGCTGCTCCGGTGCACTCCTCGTCTTCGGGGAGGATGGCGACGGCGTAGGTTCCGGCAATAAGGCCGTCAGTGTCTTTTAGCGGACGTTTACGACCTTTGGCGGCTCGGATATTGGCGGCGATGACGTAGGTATTTTTCGCATAGCGAACGTCTTCGTTTTCGCCGCCTTCAACCTTTGCCTCTTTCTTGTCACCTTTGGTAGGTGTCACCTGTGTTGATTCCTCCACGGGTGTGGGGAGCTCTGTCCACTCTGGGTTGTCTTGGGAAACGTCGGCAACGAATACTCGGCATTTGCCCCATGAAAGTAGTGACATGATGTTATGTATGTTTAATAAATTTTGAAACCTAAACGAGCGGTGACGAAGTGCTGATTCGTCGCCGCCTCTTTATCTGTTGTCACGGCTTCTTTCAGCTTAAAAATATAGTCGCTTTTGCCGGCGGTCATCTGGCGGCACCAGGCGTTAAGGGCTCGCTCAATGGCTCGCGTGCGCTCCGTCTGCTCTTGAATTAACCCGTTAACTGTTATGTCTGGAACGTAAACGAGAATGGCGATAACGCCCTGCTGCACTTCGTCGGCAGTGGCTGTCGTCACGGCGATGATGGTATCTTCCAGGCGGCTATCTTTGGGACGTAAACCTTGAAAATAAACGCTGCCTGTTAAGTCGTCGCTAATAGGCTTGCGCCTCAAAAGTGCGTAGATGTCGTCTTTAATCTCTCCGGTTGTTTTCGATGCCATTTTTTTTTAGCTGATTAAAAAGTCGCTTCGCCAAGTCGATTGCTAAAATCTCGGCGCTGTCTAAAACGTCATAACCTTTGTGTGCCACATATTCGGCATATTCCATTCCGGCAACCACGACGAGAATAAAACCTCGCTGAAATTGTGTAGCGATGCGCTTAGCATACTCCGCGCCTGTCTTCGCTCCCTGGCCGCCTGTCTTGATTGGCGTAAAGTCGCTTTTTTCAATGACTTGGCCGTCATGAATGACGATGTAGCCGATGGATGAACGGAGGTTGGCTGTCCAGTCGATGTAGTTAGGCTGGTGCGGCGGTATGTCGCCGTCCTCCCATTGCGTGGGTGATGGCGAAAAAAGGTTACGTGCTTCGTTCACTGCTCGCTCTCCGACGTACTGAAGCAATCGGATGATAGCCTTTTGCATATCATCTATGCCCTTATTAAAGGCCTTTGCGATTGCGGCGTCGGAGGTGCGGCTGGTGATTGGCATGGCTAAACGGTTATTTTGATTTGGCAAACGGCGTCAAGCGGCTCCGTGGATATTATGGCGAACTCGCCAAGGATTCCGGTAGCGTAGCCGGTTAAACGCAACTTGTCGTATCGTTTTAAGGGCCTCTGCTCGATTAGAATTGTGTAGCTCTGCTGGGTGTATGGCTCGCCCTGTCCTTGCCTCGCGATGCCGTTATAGCTGCGAGCTGAGAATTGGCAAGGGATAGGCTCGGCGGCTTCTTCACTGTCGGCCACGGGGTAGCCTGTGGCAGTGTCAACACCTCCGCTGTGATGCTCAATGAACTCTATAAAGCCATTGTCTATAATCATATTCGATTCCCTTTATAACCGTAGGTCACGCCGCTGACGGATGAAGGCTCCAGCTCTTGATAAACAGCATTTGCAGCGCTGCGTAGCTGCTCGCGCTGATTATCTCCGATGGTGTAGGACTGCCCTCCCTGGCTGATGTTTGGTGCCTTCGATAACCAGAGCATAAGGTCGGCCTCTGCAAGGCGGTAATTGCCTGATGTGACGCCCTCATGCGTTAGGTCGTCGCTTAGGTTGATTAAACGAGTGGCGCTGATTTTATTTAGCGTTGTCGCCGGCACGGGATAGGCGCTGATGCCTTTTAATGCGTCAAGGATTGTCATGACTTAGGCGGTTGTTGGATTACCAGTCTTTGCCGTCGGTGCGGAGATAAATGTTACGGTATGCAGTGTCAAATACCGGCATTGCGTCTGCCTCACCGATGGTGATCTCTTTCTGCGGCTCGATTTCGCCATACTTCTTAACTACGGTGTGGGCGCGCTCGGCACGAAGTATCAAGGATGATTGATCTCTGAGGATGTCGTACTGCGTGGAACCGAGGACGGGGGTTTCGGCGAGGATAACGCGGCTATCGGCAAACGGGTTGCCTGATGTCTGCGAACCGTCAGCAAACTCACGTGTGATGGTCTGGTCGATTACAACGAGCTGAAGACCGTTAAGCCATGCTTGCTTCGATAGCATCTGGTTGATGGCTTGTAGATCGGGCGTTTGCGCCATATTAACTGCGTTGGCGATATAAGATGCGCAGGCACGGATAATCTGCTCGGAGCTTTGGATCTTGTAGAGCTCGTTGAGGTTAATGAAGGCGTACTTGGGGTTGAGGTTCTTGTCCTTTGCCAACTTGACGGCTGATGCGAAGTCACCGATGATGTCGGCATTGGTGGCATCGCTCCAAACGCTTTTAGTCTTCACTTTTGCATCTGCGTCGACGTCGTAGTCTTGGTCGTACTCATTTGCAAAGGTGGAATTATTGGTTGTGGTGAAGGATAGAACGCCGGCGTTGGATGCCAAGGCCCAAGCGATATATTCGAGCTCGCTTTGTACGCCGTTAAAACAGAAGTCAACGTCTTCACCCCAGTACTGCACGAGCTTGGTGGCGTCGGCGTCGCCTCCGGCAAGCGCTAACTCGGTTTGGTAGTCCTTAAGGGCCGCACGGTCCATTTCGCGCGAAATGGCGATGCGTGGGATGTCGCCACGTACGCTCTCAAAAAGCGGACGATGCTTACGTTGAACGGTTGCATTGTCGCTGTGGATGTCGGCGGCAACGTTGCGCTTTGCGATTTGATTCTGGATGGTTGCCCAACTGAAACCGTTGATCTTCTTAACGGGAAAGTGGGTACCAAAGTAGAACGGGGTGGCGTCGACTTGGTTTAATCGGGCCTGAACCATTTTCTGCGTCAGGCCCTGGATTACTGAATTAACTATCATAGACATGATTCGCTTGTGGTTTAATAGTTAATAATGTTAGGAAGATATGCCTTAAAGCATTCGGGTAGGATGTGCCCTGTGGTTACACCGATAAGGATGGCGTCAGTGTCGAGGTTACTCTTTGGCTCGATGGCTTTTGTGGTGCCGCAAAGTGCAACCGGCTCGTACTTGAGCGCTGATTCTTTGGCGGTGGTTTTGGCTGCTGCCTCAACGAGGAGTTTATCGGCTCCCAAAGCGCCAAGTGCTGCGTCAAGGGTTAGAGTGTCTGACTCTTTGCCCTCCTCGATGGCGGTGATGGTGGCGGCTATCTCTCCCACTCCGGCGGTGATGAATTGGCCAACTTTAAAGTTGTGGTCTTTAGCCACCTTGACGGTTTTGGCTGTCGCCTCCACTGCTTCGACGACTTTTGCAAACTTGCATACGTGGGTGATTCCGCTTACCGGCTTACTTAGGACGGCGCCCTCAAGGAGGATGGGGCCGCCAAGCTCGGATGTGGCTACGGAAACGCCGCCACGTACGTCGGCCAACTTGTGCATAAAGACGCTTCGGAGCTGTCTGTCCTTACGCCTACGAACTGTCATTGACATGATGTTGGGTTTTTAGGGTTTGTGGAAATAGGGAAATTTAAAATGGCTGATCCCCTGGCTTGGGTGTCGATGCCTTAATTCTGGCCAGCTGTGCTTCGGTCAGGTCTTCGTCGGGTTGCTTCCTTTGCCCCCCTAAAGGTGTACCAAAAACGGAGGAACGGCTGCGCTGCTCTCCAAGAATACCGTTGACTTCTGTCTGTACCTCGCTGAGGAGGCTTGTGAAATCTTCTTCGCTGAGGCTTTCAACGCTGATGCGGTCGTAGCCTTTGCGGAGTGTGGCTGGTAATTTCTCGGTAATTTCCCCGAGCTTGGATTGGCGCGATTTGGCGATCTGCTGAGCGTCGTAGCGATTTAGACGATCGGTTAGGTTCTTTTGGCTCTCGATGATTGCCTTGGCCCAGGCTGGCGTGTCATCGCTTAGCTTTGGTTCATCTTTTGGTTCTGCCGGTTTTGGCTGTTCGATCGCTTTGCCGTCTTTGATGTTGTGTTTAGCTTCATAGTTGCGCACGGCTGTCTGAGATGCCTCCGTAGCTCTGCTGTCGCCGTAGGACTCCAGCACTTGTTGGAAGGTCACCTTCTCGACGGCTGCCTCAATTTCCTCCTCGGAGTTAATGTTTTTGGCTATTTTGTCGGCGATTCGTGTTAGGATTGATTCGCTCACCCCGATAAACTTCGCTTTGAGCGCTGTCAATATCTGTTTATTCATATGTGGTAACTAATTAGTATGTAGAATATTCGCATTGGCAAATTTAACATGTTTTTCGTTTTTATTTGCTGCTGCTCCTGAATTTTAGTGTTAAATATTCATAAAAAGAAAGTAACCGAGCCTCACGGCCCAGTTACTCGCGGTTAAAGGAACTTTGAAAGGATGGTGCAAATAAATAACCTATGTAGATGCTTTTAATGCCTTTTTAACTGCGGCGGCGTTGTCGCGGATGAAATATGGCACGCTTGACGCCTGTTCAATGCGGTCGGCGTTCTTTGATAGCCATTGTTTAAAGGCTTCGGGGTAGTCTTTCACCTCCTGGCTGCTGTCCGTGCTCACCTCACCGCCGTTGATGATGGCCTTGGTGTCGGCCATAAACTCCTTCTCGGTTTTAAGAATGGCGGTTGCTCGGCATCGGCAATGTGGGTGCCAGCCGGTGAACTTGAAGCCTTTAGGGTAGCACCCTTGCAACTCGTCGCACATGTCGTGGAATTGCTGTGGTGTGCCGTCTGGACCTTCGATGGTATGATTACCCGAAAGGCTGATTTGGACGCCGACGACAAAGTCTAATTGCTGCCAGCGTAAATGGTCGGCCGTGTGATAGGCAATATTCGTTTCGGTCACCGCCAGACGTCTGGCATTTTTGTAACTACTGCGATAAACGCCACGCCCAGGGTGATATTCGGCGGCTCGCTTGGAAAGTTGGAGATTACCGTGTTGGTCGCGCACGCGACGGAATAGCTCATTAGGATGTTGGAGGTATCTTTGCAGGCGCGTGGCTAAGAAGGATGCGCTCTCTCCGGTGCGGATGCCGATGTCAAGGCCCATTTCGATTTCGTTTTTGAAGGCATCGGTGTAGCGCCATACTCTATCGCTTAGGTTCAAGCCTTGCTCTTTGCGCTGGAGGAAGGCTTTGCGCGCCTGGTCATTGGATGAATAGTAGCGGTTCTCCTGCTCGGTGCTGATGTAGTGATCGCCGACGATGGTTTTAGTTAGCTCGCTGTTTTTATTGTTCGCTATTGTCCACGCTGCCGATATGCCATTAACGATTACCGCGTCAACGCCTCGGCCAAGGTCTTGAACGATGTCGTTCATTTCCTTCTCAAGCTGCGGATGGTCGGCAAAGCTGAAGGGCTCGTCGCCGATCTCTTTAACTTTGGTAGCAAGGGCCGCAGATTTGCGTGTCGCTCGCCTAAATAGACGGTCGATGCGTGCCGCGATGCTATTGAGGTTGCGGTGTTGCTGCTTCTCAAAGCGCTGCTGGTCTTTCTCTTTAGACATGTCGAAAATTTTGACAAGTTGCGTCACCGAGGAACTTGCACCACCGGCCATTCTTGTAAAAACGGCATCGGCAAAGGATTAGCTCGCCGGTGGCGACGCTGCGATTCTGGCGGTCGTAGGCCTCTGCGCAGTCGCGGCATCGGTATTCTGATTCCTTGGTTCTGGTGGTGCGGGTTCGTCGGCTTAGCATGATAACAATAAAAACTAACAAAAATGAAAAGAACTGTGGTAGCTTATTCGGTTAACTCGAAGGCATCGGCTTTGCTTTGAGCCTGGATGTCTGCAAGGGTTTTGTCAACGTCTTTGCTCCAGCCTAACTGCTCGATTGATTCGCGCTGGCTGATCATTGGCTCGTTACCATTCGCGGCAAGGAGCTTGTCGATGGTCTCCTTTTCGTCGCTGATGGTAAAGGGTGTTATGATGGTCTCGATGTCTAAGGCGTCGATGTCTGCCTGATACTCCGGTGGGAGCATGGTTTTTAAAAACGCCTTGACAACGTTTATTTCGCGGTCGAAAAACTCAAGCAACGAGCCCTTCTCGTCTTGCACTTTTAATTGCGCGTCGATAAATAGTTGCTTGCGGCTCTCCCCTGAAAGGGCCTGCTGGCTCATTTTCTCATAGCTCCAGTCGGGGAGCTGAAGCTGGGTAAAAAATAGGCTGCGGAGTTGCTCGACGTGGAATTTTAGCGATTCGGTAGCCTGCTGCCAGGTTACATAATTAGCTGACGCATTCTCCGGCAGCTGTATGACGGATAGCGAGTTATTCTCTTTGTCCTTCTCGTCGCCATATTGTATTACTTCGTCTGATGAAACGACAAATCGCGGCTTTGAGTTGGTGCGGATGTAGTTTCCATTTCTGGAAAGCGCCCACTCCATTTCAAAAACATTTCCGGCGGTATTCTCCCAAATCGGCGCCATGCGATAGGTGTAGATGCATGGGATTTTACCCAGCGCAATTGACTCGCGCTCTACCTGCTGCCACTCTCCTGATTCGTTGCTCCATTTGATATGCGCGTCGGCGGTGTAGGCGTCAAAGTATGTCACGTCGTTTTTGCCAACAGTGCGAATATATTCAACGCTCATGGCTACCATGTCGCCGTATTCGTCAAAAAACGGATATAGGCTGTCGCCGCTCATTGGTGAGAAGGTGCGGTTACGGAGCTTTACGGAGCTATTAAAGCCATAGTCGACGTTTTGCTGCTCGACGGCGTACCAAAGTGTCATTATCTCGCATGTTGAAAATAGCAGATGACAACGCTGGATGTTTACGGCGTCGATGCGGTTGCGCTCGTAGATAGACTCGAGGTAGCCGGCAATCTCCTTTTGACGGTCGTTCTTTGGCTTGTAAACACGCTTGATGGGTATGCCGGTGACGAGCTCCGTCATACGTTTAGACGCAAGGCGCATGAAATCGAGTGTGATTCTGGTTACTTTGGTGACGCCTGTGCCGGTGACTTCGTCGGGATAGATGGTCTTGTTATTTACCGGATGAAAGCGCGTGTCATATTCTTTTACAAGTCCTTTCTCGCCGCTCCAGGCGGGGACGGCGATGGTCTTCTGCTTTAATGCTGTGATGCGGTCCTTTTCGCTAAGACTTGCATCGCCGATAATATCTTTTAATTTGGTCGCTGGCATGATGTGTATGGTGTTATGTGGTTTGTTAATAAATTAGGCGCTCAAGGCGTCGGGTGTCGATTCGCTGCGGCTTACCACCGAGGACCTTCTCCATGATAACGTAACGGATGGCGTCGATGGCGTGGTTGTAGCAATCAATCGGGATGTTTAGCCATTTGCCCTCCTTGTCTTGCTGATAGGTGTAGTTGCGGAGCTCCTTGGCGACGTTAACGGAACGCCTGGTGACGCAAAGGGTATATTCTTGCATCTTTGACAGGCCCGCCTCGATGCTCCCTTTGAACTTGCGGACGGGTTTTATGTTGATGCCGGCACGGTGGATTTCATCGCCAAGGCGTGGATCGGCGCTTTCGGCGATTAGCTCCAGCCTGCTGATTTCACTGCTTTGCTTGATAGTGTCGATGATGTCGGAGGAAAGCATTCTTGTGCTGTATGCCACCTCGTCGATATAGATGCGGTCTTCATAGATGCCCACCTCAACGATGGCTGTTGGATCGTTGGTGTAGCCAAAGTCGATGCCGGCGTAGCGATGTTTGACGTGCCGGGGTATCTTGTCAACTATCTCGAAGTGGTCAAAAACGAGTCCCTCGACGGCCGCCTGAAGGCCAAGGCCATAGATCTGCCAAAGTGAATGGTTCTTCTCCTTCAGGCTCTCGATTTCGTCAATGACCGTTTGCTCCAGGAAGGGGTTATCTTTGTATGTCGATATAAAGTGATAGGTGCGTGTGTCGTGATTTAGCGAACAAAGCCAGTGCTCGTCGCTGAAGGACGGGTTATAATCAACGATGGATAGTTTGGTGGTACGGAGTTTTAGCTGCTGCCATTCCAAAAAACCGAGCTCGTTAGCCTCATTGACAAATAAAATATCTCGCTTTCGTCCTCTGAGCTTTTGGTCGCTGTCGGCACTGAAAAACTCCACCCAGGACCCATTTGGGAAACGGTAGATAAAATCTGACTTATTCATCTGCTTGGCGTCGTAGCGGCCCATGCGCTGAAGTATCTCGCAAAAGTCAACAAAAACCGAGCCCTTTAGGGACGGCAACGTGGCCCGGACGATGGATAGTCGTGTGCCTGGATGATTCAGACAGTGTGTGATTAGCCAGATTAGCGTGTTATAAGTCTTCGAGGAACGCGCCGAGCCTTGCAGGGATATAGTGGTGTAGCCTTTTTGGGCCGCCTGCTCTATCTCTGTGTAGATGCGTGTGGTTTGAATTTTCCTCGCTGCCATAACTGATGAAATTACTCCTCGTCGCCGTCTTCTCCACTGCCGCCTCCGTTGATGTCGATTGCTTCCACCTGGCTGCGGTTGTCGATTACTTCAACGACTACTCCGGCGCCATTAGCTCCGGTTACTTCATGCTTCTGTGTAACTGCCCCATATTGGCGGTCTCTGAGCTTATCGAGCGTAGTAGTCTTCCCTTGCTTCATGTCGCAAAGGATGCCCATGACAAGGCCTTTGGGGTAGGTTGGGCAGTCGTCTATCTTCGCCAGCGCTGATAGTTCGCTGGTGGACATGATTAAAAGCGATTGCTCCCACATGTCGATTTCGTCAACTGTGAGCTTATATAGTGCTTTTAATCGCTTCTTGCCAAGGAGCTTTGTTAGGACGGCCGGCACTCGATTCTTTGGCCGGCCTTTGGGGTTGCCACTCTGCCCTGGCTTAAATTGGTGTGCGACAATATCCTTTGCTGCCATATTGTGCTGATTTAATTATTTTTCTGTGCTGATGTTATGAAAGTTCAACGGGTGGAGCAACCGGCTCTCCTCCAGGAGGGTAGTCATTGGCAATTCTGGGGGGGCGTCTCCCTTATAAAATACCTGGACATAGTCGTAGGTGTCGATGGGGATGCGTTGATCATTGAAATGCTTGATTGATTTTGAAACGGACAGCTGCTCAAACCCTTCCGCCTTAGCGTTTAGGTCTTCGCCCTTGAAGGCGACGATAACCTGCTGATGGGTTTTAACAATTTTACGTGTTTCAAAGGCCTTGCGTGCCCTTATCGCCGCCGGCCCTGCGGGGGTTACAAGCACGAGTTGCCCGTAATATTTCAGACCTGCCGCCTGGAAGGCCGCGATAGTATCGTTTACAAAGTTTCTGCAAAAGCCACGCTTGTCGCGGATGTCGCCAACGACAAAAACGGCGAAACGGTTGTTTTTAAGCAACGCACACGATTTCGCAATGATAGTTCTATAAGCCTTCAGGAAATCTTCATAACTCATGTTAGATAGGTCTTCCTTCTTGTCGCTATACTGCTCAAGGTCGGCGTAGGGTGGACATGAAAAAATCATATCTGCTTTGGCGTCGTAAAGCTCTGGCGCACTCTGTTTGATAATTCTGTCGATGTCGGCTGAATCTCCTACTGTCCACTTTGGTATGTAGTGTTCATGAATGATATTTGGCATCATGCTATCAAGGTTGCGGATATTAGCCTCTATCTGTTCCTCACGCAGGTCATTGCCGAAGTATGGCATCTGGAGAGCTGATGCGACGATGCCGCGGACGCTTCCGCCAGCGAAAGGGTCGAGGATTTTGCCATGCTTGACGTTGAACCATCGGTAGCAGGTTTCGCAAAGGACAGGATCAAAAATAGATGTAGTCGAGTATGACTTCAGCTCGCCGCGT